TTTACAGGGGCAATCAAATTCTGAATATTCAAAATACCTCATGCGTAAACAATAGCAAGCGCGGCAACAATTATAATAAGGTCGGCTATGTCCGCCCTTCCATATTCACGCGCTTTGTAAATCACGTTTAGCGTTACGGTTGCCAAGATAATAAAAATCATTTTTGCATTTTAGCTATCATTAGCTCGATTTTGTGAACGCTGGCTAATAATTCTTTCATGTCGCTCTTTATTTCGTTGCTGTCAATTTCCAACTGGATGACGCGGCTTTTCAATCGCGCGACCGTACTATTGAGGTTTACCCATACACCAATTAAGCCCGCCGCCACCGGGACAAGCACTAAAATTAAATCCGTCATTATTTCTCTTTCTTCTGTATTATAAACCAATTGGAGCCGTCGCAAAGCAACGTAATTCCGTCGTAAGCTCTGTTAAAATCGAAAGTAGCTGCGCCGTCAATTGTTGCGCTCGTGTCAACCGTTGCCGGCCTCAATCGAACGTACGTGTTTGCGCTTATAGAATCATCAGAATGAAAACCAATAATGCGGCCTGTGTTTTCTGATACGGGCGGCAATAATATGCCGCTGCTGCCGTTTGGCCCTGTCCATGTATTAAAAACGTGCGCGGTGTCGTCCGTTATCGTTGTGGTAAGTGTGTCGCGGTTTGCAATAGTAAGCAATTCAGAAAAGTTCGAAATCGCACCGCGTCGCAATTCGCTTATGCGCTCGTAAATATTTGCACTAACATCCATAACGGTGCGTTGAAACATGGCCGCCTGTAGCGTGTTGTTATCGTTATTTACGGCAAGTTCTGAGCTGGTAATATTAGAATCATCAAAACCAAGCTTCCACCGTTTTACCGTCGTTTCGCGTTGGTTCATCATAACGTTAAATTCAAAAGGCGCGTAATGTGTCGAGCCTTCTAAAATTGTTTGCCACATTTCAAAACGAGTGCCGTAGATGCGCCCCGATTTTATCTCAATAGGAAATTGACCCGTAGCTAAAATCTCCTCCACGCCTAAACGGTGCAAAGGCAGGGCCGACGTGGTTTGGCTGCTGACATATGTATTGTTGTAACCTGTCAATGAAAAGTTACCATAGGGCAAGGGGTAGGCGCTCCCTAAAATTGTGCCTTCTGGGTCGCCGTGGTAAACCGTGCCCTGCATTATTTCCACCCTGTTATCATCGGCGGTAACGGATTCAAATAAAATTTCGTCCCCCAATAGCCCTTGGTCGCCCGTTATTAAAATGCCTTGCGTTAAAATTAAATCGTCGCTCGTATAATTTGCCGTTATATCTATTCCTAAGCCGCTAATAATACGCACCTGCGTGGTAACGTCCAGACCAACTTGTTGCGACGGCAGCGCGTCGGTTTGCACTCCGTAAGGCAATCCAGCGTCTAAACCTTGGCTTTGCGCAAACTGTGCCAAATTAATAACGTACTCGCCCGCCGAGGTAGTCCAACCTGTATTAGTAAAGTATTGGTTTCCGCATTTAATTTCAATTTGTAGCTGTAGAAAAGCGTCATTAAATGGGTTATTTGTAACAGATGCAGGCGATAAATTAATTCCGCATCCCCCACTAATATCAAACGCCAAAGATTCTAAATATGTGCGGTCGGTATCTGAAAAGGTTAAATTATCGCCGGTGGTTATGCCCGTAGTGTACTGCGTAAACGCAAATTCATTGCCGAAATAATCGCGCGTTCTCCTTACTCTTTTAAGCGGTGGCAGATACGAAATAATGCCACCCGCCATTTTTACAAAATCGGCGTCTACTTGTTGAACATAATTATTTTGCAGTTCTGCCGTTTCTGCGGTTGTTAAACTTGCAGCGTTGCCGCTTTTGTCGATTTGGAAAAGCTCGTTTGTCCAATCGTCAGACTGACTTGCGCGCAGGTGGGCGTTAACCGGCAAGAACCACCAATACCCGTTGGCCTGAAAAATTCGCGCGTTTAGACTTCGCGCAATGCTTTCAAGTATCTCAAAACTGTTATGACCTCTTGAACCTTCATAAATTTCATCGTCTTCATTTACGAAAGGATTGTCTAGCAATACATCGTTGAGCCAATCACTACCCGTATACCCGTCCATTTCGACATCGTTGACATACCTAAAAAATCCATCTGTAGCGCCCCACAAATTTTCAGTGCGCATTTGGTTTAAAATCTGCAACATATGGCCGACTGGAGTACGTATTTGGTTAAATCCTGCGCCGTCATTATCTACGAAAAGCAACCTTTGCAAGTTGCCAATGTCATCAGTTGCCGTTATGCTCACGGGGTTTGGTGCTGGTGCGTCGGCTTGCTCAATTTGTTCGGCAGCCAAAATACCGGCCCAATAAAGTGTATTGGTGTTATCTGGGTCTTTTCGAATTTCCAACTGCATACGTCCCTCCTCGGCTGCTGGTAAAACGGTATTTAAAAACGTTTCAAATTCGCCGCCTTCGTTCATGACTGTGAATTGCACAGATGAACCAATAATTGGTTGATATCGGTCTTCATTATCTCCTGAATAACTAAGCTCGAAACCTTCCGCGCCTAACTTAATCTCGTAAGCCGTGCCGTTATAATCGACATCGTGAATATTAATGCGCCACGCGTCGCCAATTTCGTCTTTAAACTCGCCGTAAAATCTTATCGTAGCCATTAGTATCCTCTTACTCTGTTGCGGTCTATGTTACTCATTTCGCTACTTAATAAAATATCGCGTCCGGAAAGCCTGCCGGTAACAACTACATTTTGACCGCCCATCATGCTGCGCAATTTATCAAGCGGCGCGATTACTTCGGGGTTAGTTTTTGCACCCGGATATTCACCGACAAGGCCCATGGTTGGCCCGCTGACAATTCCGCCATCGGCAAACGCTGTCATTCCTCCTAAAAATCCCTCTAGCATTGAAAGACCGGCGACAATAAATGCAGGGGTAGCTAAACCCCCACTTAATAAATTGCCCGCGTTCGCTGGGCTTGTTGCGTTTGCGATAACGTTCATTTTGGCAAGGTTAATAAGCGCCATGATGCCATCGCGTGCTAAACTGCGAATGGCATTTTTGCTAGATTCAGATTTTTGTTCCATTGCTTCCAATGGTGTTATTAAACCCGATTCTAATGCCATTTTTATTTCCGTTCCTTGATTTCTTAAGTTTGCAAACGTCGCGCCTAAAGAATCGCCCAAAGTGCTTGCTCTCGCCATAACCATTTCAGACTTTTCTTTTATTTCATCGAGCTTTTTTATTATAACATCGCCGGCAGCCGCAAAACTTTCTTCATCTCCAAAAATCTCCTCACCCATATCGAACTCCTCGATTTCACCTAATTCTAAATTGACAGTAAAACTTTCGGGTTTTTTGATAGGCTCCAAAACATCTTCAAGCGTTGTGCCTAACTTTTCGAAGGCTTCCGCCTGTAAATTAGCCCCGTTTTTTGCGTCGGGCATCTCACGCGTTGAACCACCACCACCACCACCAGCTGCGGCGTTGTTATTTTCCAGAATTGTTGCTGTCAACTGCAAATATTCACCCTCCAGCGCTGCGACCAATGCTTTCTGGTCTTCAATAGCTTGATTTGATTCGTTTTGCTGGCGCGATAACGATTGACCAGCTGACAATTCTGCACGGGCATTAATCATTGCGCCCTTTGCACGAAAAATCTCGTATCTAGTACCTGTTTTTTTGGTTTCGTTAAATTTCTTTTCAGCCTTTTCTGCGGCGAGCGTCAGTTTTTGTCTATCCAGTGCCAAACGTTCAGCTTCACGCTCCAATTTTATCTGTTCTTCTAAGGCAGCAGTCAGTTCTTCTTTTCCAAGGTCTAACGCGATTTGTTTTTTCAGTGTACCCAAGTAACCGTCAACAGCAACAGACAAGTCTTCGTAACTGGTTTTTTCCGCGTCTAAATCTCCTAATGTGTCAGGCGCAATTTGCTGCATTTTCAACAGCAACTCTTTACGCTTATCTAAGTCACCTGCTGCCTCTCTATATTGGAAACGTAACAGTTCTAATTCACTGGCTTCTTCCGCATATAAGTCGTCAGCTTTCCTCTGTATTGCATTCAGCTGAGATTGTGCTTTTTGTGTGCTGTTTTGACGTTTGCTTAGAAGGTAAAATGCTCCAGCCAAAGAAATCACAGCAGCGGCTACCGCTACGTACGGATTCGCCAAGGCTGTTGCATTCAAGCTTTTCAATGCTATTTTCGCTATATTAAAACCCTGCGCAACGTTTGGCAGCATATAAAGAACAGGGCCAATGGCTGCGGCAATTCCTGAAACAGCCATAATAACAAGTTGCCCGCCGTCGCTCATTTCAGAAAAGCGTGTGGCTAAGTCTCCAACGATGTTTGCCAGCTTTATCATTGTAGGCGCTAAGGCCGCGCCAATCTCAATCTGTGCGCCTTCTACAGCCGACTGCATACGCTTCATTGCGCCCTCGGCTGTGTCGTCCATAATGGCGGCCATACCTGCCGCCGCACCTTCCGCGTGTTGCAATTCCGTGGTAAGTCCTGCCACGTCGCCCATGCCTTCCTTTAATACGAGAAAGGCAGAAGAAGCTGTGCGGCCAACTTCGTCTTTTGCGTCGGCCAAGTTTATAACTTCGTCGGCGCTTTTCTTCATCGCCTCGGAAAACGGCTGCCCTGTGCCGGCTACTTCTTGCAAGATACGCCGCAACGATGTGCCCGCGTTGCTGCCCTTTATGCCGTTGTTAGCAAGCTGCCCAAGCATGGCCGTCGCTTCCTCTAAAGAAACGCCTGCCGCCTTTGCGACTGGCGCAACAAACTTCATTGCATCCTGAAAGCTGTTAATGTCAAGCGCGGAACTGCTAAAGCTCGCGGCCATTACATCCGTAACGCGTTCAGTCTCTGAAGCATTTAAACCAAATGCGCGAAGTGTTGCCCCTGCTACCTCGGCGCTTTGTGCAAGGTCTGAGCCGGTCGCCTGCGCAAGGTTCAAGGTCGCGCCTGTTACTTGCGTAATTTCGTCAGCAGAAAAGCCTAGCTTGGCATATTCCAGTTGCAAAGCGCTAACCTCTGACGCAGTAAAGCGCGTGGTCCGTCCGAGTTCTTTAGCGTTGTCCTGTAACTTTTTAAATTCGTCACCTGTAGCACCTGAAACGGCTTTTACCTTTGCCATCGATTGTTCAAAATCGGCGGCTACCTTAAACGAAGTGGCACCAATGGCAACAAGCGGCGCAGTTATGCCCATAGACATATTCCGCCCCATAGCGGCGATGTTCTTCGTGTCTTTGCGAATTTGACTTTTTAACGTTCCTAATTTTGCGTTAAAGCCTTTTGTATTCGCTCCAATCCTTACAACTAAATCACCAAGCTTTGCCATGTCTTTATTTTGCTAGTGTCCGCAAGATACTAATTCCATCGGCGGCCTTTTCTTTCTTCTCCCATGGAAAGGTTGCAAGGTCTTTTGGTGTCAGCCTTTTTTTCACGTGTGGGTTTATTGTAATTGTAGCAAGCCAGCGCGTGCGCTCCCATTCCGCTTTTTCGCGTTCTTCGATTTGTTTGTAGTGTCCGGCCATTGCATTGCCGAATTCTTTAAACGTCATATCATAAAGCGAAAAGGGGTTAAGACGTAATTGCCCTAACCCCATTTCCTCGATTTCGTCCCAGCTTAACGGCTTGCCTTGGCTCTTGTTTTTTTTTGTGCGCCTCCCATGATTTTCGCCACGGTTTCGCTTAAGGTTGCAAGGTCGCTAATTTCAATCATTCCAAAGAAATCATCAACCTCCATTTCAAATGCCATGCCTTGGCTTTTGCAACCTTCTTGCACAAAGTAATAAACAAGTTCAGGGATTAGGGTTACGTCGTTGCTGTCAACTTCTGCAACCTTCTTTCCTGTAGCTTCTTCAAATTTTCGCCATGCTCGCATTGTAGCGCGCACAGGGAAAGTTTTACCGTCTAGTTTTATCTCTACCATACGGCAAAGATATTACGCAATCACCTCCCGTACAACTGTACCGGTTACTTCAATGGTCATTGAAAAGCCAACGTTATCCTCAACGCCTGCGGTTTGCTCAAGGCTCGAAATATAGCCTTCCACGTCAAATTGTTCATCGCCTGTGTTAGCTGTTGCTCCTGAGCCTGTATTAGTGAAAACTACAAACAGCTTCTCATTTGCAAGTTGGTGGTCAACCAGTTGATTGTAACCGTTCGTTGCATCTTCAGCAAACAAACCCGAAACGCTCATACTAGCCGATTTCAAACCCGGCAAAATCTCTTTGAATCCTGCGCTTGTCTTTGTAGTGATGTCGCGCATGTCCGTGGTTAACGAAATGCTGCATTCTGTTACGTGGTCAATTACGACCTCGCTGTCGTCCGTAGTGCCTAAAAAAACACGGATGGAACTACTGTTTATGATGCCTGTTGTTTGGGCCATTACTCTTTAATTTTTTTGGTTTCTTTTTTTTCGGGCTTGTCTAAGTACCCGCCTTTTTTCAGCTTGGCGGCAAACTTATTTGAAACGTCCACAACTTTTCCGGCTGGCCATTTCCATCCGTTTTTGTTATATGGTTTTTGTATCGTTACCTTCATGGCTGCAATTTACTACAAAATCATTCGTCCGTTTCCGGTTCAGGAAACCAACCCAGCTCGACCATTTCTTCGTACGTCCTTACGGTTGTAGTGCTGGGAACGATTGCCCCAAACGGAAAGGATTGCGCGTTGAGGACGTA